ATTCGTCTCAGCATCGACATATTGTCTTTTGAGTCTACAGTTGATAGTATTTGTCGTAGTAGGAGGAACTGCTTTACGTCTACATTCCATCGGTTCAAGACCTAAAATAGTCTGTGGCCATCGTAATGGATTTGTATTCCATAGAGTACAATGTGTTTTGTCTTCACTACCAGTATATGTACGACCTTCGGCATACACACTGGTAGAAATCAAACAGAACAATATAACAAAGTACTTAATGACAAAACTCTTTGATCATAGGAAAGATAGGCTCTAAAGCATTTGCACATGCTCTAGCTAATTCGATGTGTTCTTTTTGTGTACCGTGTCCAGAGCGTAGGTCGATATAATGGATCCAGGACCGGATGGTTCCGTTAACATACAATCGAGATTCCATGATACCTTCTGGTAGAACTGCGCGAGCTTGTTCTTTAGCGATACCATTTTCGATTGCCCAATAATATGATTTCTTTGCTGCATTGACTACCTCTGCTTGTGATTGTAACCATTCGAGTTGTAAGTCAGGATCATCTATATCCAAACTATTCTGTCTATTCTTAGTGTCTTGAAGTCGAGCATCTTTAAATTTGAAATCTAAATCTACAGTTGGATCTGCATACCTCTGAGAAAATTCCTGAAAAGAGAATGACCTATGCCTCAACAGCTGTCTTGCAATATCACGAGTTGTAGTTACTTCCAAGCAAGCGCTAACCATTTCAAATGGTGACCAGTGTTTTTCTCTGATGAGATATCGTAATAGTCTTTCTGACGTTTCGGTGTTGTCTTGGTTGGATGGATTCGAGACACGGGCCGTATAGGCAATGATGTCCTGGAGACTTTCATCTTTCTCTCCTTTTGAGTAGCTAATAAGTTTAACTGTCATTTTTGGTCTGTTCCAAGTACATAATTTTCAGCTAAGGTTTCTGCGATCTGCTCACCTTGATCACCAATTACTTTCTTCTCTTCAATCGTTTCCCAAACATGTTTCATGCATTTTATAGTAAATTCTTGATTAGTAGGATCATAATATACTTCTGCTCTACGATTGGCCCATGGCCCCTCTCCGTAAAATGAGTGTAACTTTTTCATAATTATACCTTCTTATACCATACTTCATTAATATCTATAGAATATGTAAGTGGACCGAGGATCTCATCAACAGCTTTCTTGACTGATGCTGTACCGATATCATGTCCAGTAATGTACCCGCCTGGTTTGATCTTTGGCAACCAGTTGACAATATCACCCTTGACTGCTGAATACGAATGATCTGCATCAATAAAGATAAAGTCAAGTGAGGCATCAGGTACTTGTTTTGCTGCCTCGTTTGTAGTCATTCGCATGATAATAGCGCGAGGATTATCCTTTGCTGTCTGTTCTACATATTCACGACATAGATCATAATCCTTCTGAAATTGAGGATAGATCCATGCATCAACTCCAATGAGAGTCAGATCTGGACAATTATCAATGAGATGGAAATATGTAACACCAGTCTGCACACCTAATTCTGCACCTCGAGTAAATCCATTTTCTTTAACTAATTTTTCTAAGAATGTCTTACGATGCACGTTATCTGCAACATCAGCCTTCCTTGGTGGTTCTACTATCATAGTTTAAAATCCTTAAATTTTGACATCTGATCATGAGCCTCACTCTTATCAAATACTGGAGTATCATCTGTCAGTGTTTGTTCTTGTTCGTCTACGTCAAATAGCCGCATCTTAGATCTATCTACCCCTATGACAAAACGCTTATCTTTTGTAGGGTCGTTATATCTATTCTTTAATTGTTTGACCATCATTTGACCTTGCTTCTCTAGCTCTTCTGTAGAGATCAAAGCAAACATTAGATCTGCTGTAGCGGGTAATCCAAAAGACTCGGACGTATCTTCAAGCCCAACATCCGAGTTACCATAACCAGAACGAGTCGTTTGCGTTGCAGACCAGATCGGTACGTTGAACTCGACCGCAAGGCCACGTAGCTCTTCAGCAATTGCTTTAATGTAAGTGTATGAATTGATCGATCCTCCCATAGCTTTCATCCTTGATGATGCACAGATGTTTAGATAGTCAATGAAGATAACATCAGGCTTAAATGACCTCTTTAGCTTTAACTCATTGAGCAATGCTCTAAAGTGTCCGGCATGTGCAGAACCAGTAGGATATTCTTTTACGATTAATTTACCATCAGTCTTACGAGCAATGTCTTGGACCTTTGTCTTAAACATATCTTTTGATAAATGCTCGAGCTGATCAATTGGCACATTTAAGAGGTTAGCATCGATACGTTCTGCGATACGTTCTTCAGCCATCTCCATAGTAATATACAGTACATTCTTACCATCTACAAGAGCAGCAGCACCCACGTGACACATAAACAAAGATTTACCGACACCAGTGCCAGCAAGAGCGATGTTAAGCGTCTTAGGCGGGACACCGCCTTTTGTAATCTTGTTAAAGTATTCCAAATCGAATGGGTTTCTATCTTCGACCTTATGGTAGAAGTCGTATCGTTCTTCATAGTTGTCAACATAATCATGTCCTACGTTGTTATCGAATGATACACCGAGAGCTTTGTTCAAAAGATCTGGTAATGCATTCTTCGTTAATGATTCATGCTTCCCATCGATAATTGATATTGATTCCATGATGGCGTTATAGATTGCCCTATCTTGACACCATTTTTCTGTTGAGTCGAGTAGCCAATCTGCATCTACTACTTCGTTTGAATAGAGTTGAGGCACAATATCCATGGCCATTTGAAACTGGTCATCAGACATACCAGTAGTCTCTTGCATCTCAATGACTAGAGTCTCTGCTGTAGGCAGAGTATTGTACTTTGCTACATACTTTCCAGCCTCTTTAAAGAGATTGCGATACACACCTTGAAAGTAATCTGGCTTGATGAAAGGTAATACTTTACGCATATAGTTTTCATCAGTCAAGAGATTTCTTAAGATAGTCTGTTCAATATTAGCCTGCAATTTGAGCTCCTAGCTTATTCAGGTAATGATCCGTCTGCCCTCATCTTTTCACGAATTTGTGTTGATGATATAGCATTTGTTTCAGGTGACATCTTATGCTCAGTGAATGTATAACCAACTTCACGACCATAAGCAACGTCAACTATATTTGGTACAGTCATTATAACATAATCTTCCATCTCTGTAAACCCCTTTTTTTCAAGGGCAAGATTAATACCTGTAAATACTTCGGTGATATCAAATGGATTATCTGCTTGGCCAGGGACACGAGAGTTTGCTTCTCTCTTAGCTGGTACCATTTGAACCATGATCGCAACTTGACCTGTCATGGCATGGCACCGCTCAAATACAGCTGTATGGCCTTCGTGCCATGGCTGGAACTTACCCATAAATTGTACAGTTGGATTTTCCCAATCAAAGATAGGTCGCTCAACATCTGGTGGTTGAGTTAGAATTTCATCATTCATCATCTTTAGCTTCCCTTAATTCAATAGAACCATCATCTCGTTCAATGGCATCTGTAATGATAGTTTGTAAGATATTACCTACTTCGAGTTGTAGATCGACGTTATCTGCAGATAGCTCTGCATCTGGAGATTCAACGATATCAAAGTCAAAGGTCATCACGCCTTCTTCAATACGATTAAAACTAATAGCACCAATCTCAATCACTGTTTCAGTGAACATACCTTCGAGGATACGTACGTGCCAATTCTGAGCTCCGTCTGGTCCAGGAATAAGTTGATATGTATTATCTTCCTTATGCTGCATCATTACCTCCAATGCGATACTTTTTCACTAGGAATTCTTTGAAGTCGGTCTCTTCCATGATGGGCTGCCAGAATTCTGCTGTAAGTGTTTCTTTTTCTCGAACTTTTGGATCCACCAATTCTCCAGTACTACGATCGACCCTACAATACCAACCGTTGGAAGGCTTAGCAACATAATTACCATCGAGAGCAACGTCAAGAAGACCGCTCCAAGGCTGCACACCACCGTCCCAGCTAACAGAAATAGGAATTTTAGACTTTTCTTTAACATAACGCGACTTCTCCACATTAATTACAAAGTGATAGCCTTTGATCTCTGTACCTTGTTTATCTTGCTGACGACCCAAGATCCAGATATTATCGGCTGAATAATAGATGCCTGTACCACCTGACACAACTGCCTTTGGAAATAGACCAATCTCCATATATGTGTGATTGACAGCAATAAGAGGGATGTCTTTCATATTCACATATGGTGTAGTCATACGAAACAAACCCTTGAGTGCCTTTGCTCGAGACATGTCTGCTACTGACTTTTCGTTAAGAGCATCTTCGAGTTCTTTCTTCGAAGCCAAGTTACCAATTGAGTCAATGACTACGATAACCTTATCACCTCGTGTGATATTCTCTAACTGTGAGACGAGGTCAAACTTTAGCTGCTCAACATCCGTAATAGGAGTATGCAGTACACGACTTGTATCAATACCAAATTGAGTGAAATATGACTGAGGAGAACCGAACTCTGAATCATAGAATAGCATCACCGCATCAGGATATCTCTTCAAATATGCTGAAGCCATGATAAGGGCGAATGATGTTTTAAAGTGTTTAGATGGTCCAGCAAGTACTGTCAGACCAGGTGCTAGGCCTCCATCTACTGAGCCAGACAGAGCTACGTTCAACATAGGAACACTCGTAGCAATCATATCTTTATCGTTGAAGAACTTTGATTCAGAAAGGACTTCTGTCTCTTTGATCTTACTGTTCTTCTTTAGTTTATCCATTATACTCATACGTATACTCCTTGATTTAATATCTTATTATACCACATTTTGCGTCGAATGTACACTAGGCAAAGAACGCTTCGAGTGTATTATCTTCTGCCGTATAAATTTCTTCTTCGGTCCATGACTTACCTTGCCAATGAGGATAAGATTCACGTGATAGGTGCACTGACTGTGGTTTCTCCATAGAACCAAAGTCTAGTTGACCAATAGGATTTAACAGTTTGTCAGTCCATTCAAACACTTGAGTGTGTGATTTTAATCTCTCGGTGAATGCATTGCGTACATCATTGCGCTGTTCCCACGTACCATAGAAAGGAGTACCTTTGTACCAACCAGTCTTAGGGATCTTACGAGATACGTCTTCAATAGGTAATGGTTCCCATGTTGTGACGTCAGCCTTATAAACTGAACGCATGCGATCTACTTCACTACCATATCTATCCGCCAATTTCTTGGCTTCTTCGATTGGATTATCAAACCTACACAAATGATGACGAATATCAATATTACCAAAGTATGTTTCGATCAGATCGTATTCACCACCTTCTGGTATAAATGACTCAAACCCCCGGTTGATTGATCCGTGTAGAGTAGAGAAAGGCACAGAGACATTCTCCCACCCGGGCCGGTACATACAGATGGCATGACTATCACCAAAGGCAATGTTACGATATCTCTTTACCATATTAGGATCTACAGTTTCGGCTTCTACTTGTAACTTACGAAGATTACCCCAATGGACATCATCCCAGTGCATACTCGCCTTGTTCAGACGATCAGTAAACATGTTTGCATAGTCAGGAAAATCAACGATGATAGATTTAATCTTACCGTTGAAATGAGACAACGCCGAAACATATTCTCTATTAGGATACGCTTGTATACCACCAAACAGATTGAGGTTTCCACTCCAATCTGATCCATGATAAAAATAAATCTCTTCGTATGGACTATAATCTTTGATCTTATTACTGACAAGATTAATCGTTACATCCATACCAGCGTGTTTTAGCTGGTCTGCATAGATGATAGCCTGTGCAGCCTTATGCGAATGGATTTTGTTCGAGATTGGTCCCAGACCCGTGACTAGTACTTTCTTCATCTTTAGCCCACTTTCTATATGAATCAACAGTCTCGTATATTGATTCGTCTTTTAACACTGGTTCAGTGCCTACATTCCAAAATAATATATCCCTACCACTATTCTTAGGGATATATCTCCAACACTTTGCATCATAAGTCGCCACACTTGGAAAAGGTGGCATCTCAGATTCTTTGATAGCCTTTTGAAAGGGCTCAGGCGCAGAGATGATTCGATCATGCCCAACCTCTCCATCTTTCATATTACGTGCTACTGCAACAGCATGGAAGGTGGTGTCAGGCCAAGCAATTTGCAAGGCTCGGTGTAATACACCTGTTGACACCACCGTCCATACCTCTTCGGGAGCTGGAATCTTTGAAGCGACTTTGACAAAGCCAGCCGTCACTAACTCATGCTTCAGACCGAGAGGGATAAAATATGCGTCTTCTTGTTCACTCGCCCACTTCTTTGCTATCGCATTAAGATTAGGCATAGCAGCAACACGATGGAAACTAACATCAGCACCACGTTCAATACAACATGCCTGATGGTGGGAAATTCTTTTGGAAGATGGCATAAAAAGCCGTACACGCTTCCTGTGTCTCCGTGCCACGTCCAAAAGTGACACACCCGCCAGACCAGTACGAGGTTGAACATAAACAAGGGTACCATGATTAAGACCAGAGATAAGACAATCCCCGCCTCGTACCTTACTACCTGTGAGAAGATCGTCTCTAACAACTCGTACACCATCATACTCCTCAACGACTGGAGCTGGATTTGGATCTTCCCAATTCCTAGCTAGATTAAGATAATACTCTTTGGCCTCATGACGGTTAGTTATTCCATCGAGACGTAAGACTTCGACGTCTTTATTGACGTTATCAATAATGTGTTTATCGTGTGACATGGGTATATTATACCAAAGTTTGACTGGTTTGTACACTCTTTTTTAGAGAAAAATCTCTAGGATATATCCACTCGTATGGTATCTTTTTGGTCGTCGACTTCACACCATGTTTGATGAATAGATGTTTACACCACATACATGCCTTATCTTCAATATTAATATTGTATTGACG